CCCGTTCCCGTTCCCGTATTCCGATCCCGATCCCGAGCTGTCCGGAGCGCCGTCGGATGTGGATAACTCCGGCGCCCGCCCCCGGACCGGTCCGGACAGCTTCGCTCGCTCGCGCTCGCCGGGACCGGAGGGGAGCCCTCGCGCCAGCGCTCGGGCCGGACCGGAGCCCCGGGCGTCCGGCGAACGACCAGCGACGCCCGACCCCGGGGGCGGGAACGGCCGCAGAACGCCCCGGAGCGCGCAGGGACCGCGTCCAGCGAGCGTCCAGCGAGGGACCGGACCGCCGGCCCTCAGCGAGGACGACGGCGAGCGCCTGGACCACCTCCGGCGCCGGATCCTGGCCTCCCAGGCGCTCCAGCGCCACGCGCAGGCGATCGACCGGGTCGTGCTGGGCCAGCTCCGACAGGGCGCGCCGATCAGCGCGATCGAGCAGGGCCTGGTGTCGCTCCTCGAGCACCGCCCGGACGATCCCGCGGCCTACCTCGCCAAGGTGCTGCGGGTCGAGGTGCCGAACCACCACGAGGCCGCGGCCATCGCCGACGGGCAGCGAGCGGGCATGGCTCCCGAGGAGGCTCGCAAGGGGCTCGCCCGGATCGGGGCCGTGCTGGCGTCCGGGATGCGGATGGAGGGCAAGCGATGAGCGCCGCGCATGCGAACCGGCCGGAGGGACTGCTGGCCTACCTGGACGGGGAGACCATCCGGACGCTCCCGCCCTGGATCCGGCGCTTCCTCGCTCGCTGCCACCCCAAGCGGGTGATCCGCGTGCCCCTCCCGCTCATCGGCCCAGAGCTGCCCGATCGGGACCGGACGATCCGGCTGGAGCACTGGGAGAACCGCGCGCAGGGGATCGGGTGGGAAGCCTCTGTGTCGATCCTCCGTCGCCGGCATGGGGTCTCTCGGGCCACCGTGACCCGGATCATCCGCCGGAAGCACTTCCATGTCCCCGGGGCGCCTAGTCTCACGGATGTAACACAATGAGACTAGATTCCGGTACGCCATCGGTGCGAACCATGATCCATGCCTCGAAGCTCCAAGACGCCGCCTCGCGCGCGCGGGAAGAAGGCCCCGGCCCGGGGGACCGCCTCGAAACCCAAAGCCGAGACTTGGCGCGCCCGGATCGTGGACTCGGCCGAGGTGGATCCCCGCGCGCTTGTTGCGAATCCGCGGAACTGGCGGTCCCATCCGGCTTCGCAGAGGGCCGCCATCAACGGGGTTTTGAAGGACGTCGGCTGGGTTTCGCGCGTTCTCGTGAATCGAACCACCGGGTTCATGATCGACGGGCATCTCCGGGTGGAAGAGGCCATCCGTAGCGGAGCGCCCACCGTGCCGGTGGACTACGTGGAGCTGGACGAGCGCGAAGAGGCGGTGGTGCTCGCGACGCTCGACCCGATCGGGGCGATGGCCACCACGGAGCGCGAAAGGCTCGGCGAAGTCCTACAGCTGGCCGCAAGCGAGGACGAACGCGTGCAGGCTGTTCTCGCGTCTCTGATGTCGTCCAACGGGATCTTGCCTGAGATCCCTGAGGAGCCCATTCCGGTCGTTCCCATGGATGAGCCGTGCAGTCGGCGGGGCGACCTTTGGATTCTCGGGACACACCGACTGCTGTGCGGCGAGTCCGAATCACCGGAGCAGCTCGATCGGCTTCTGGCTGGCGCGGAAGTCCATCTGGTCAACACCGACCCTCCGTACAACGTGAAGGTCGAGCCGCGCTCACACAACGCAATCGCCGCGGGGCTCTCGAGTTTCTCGGCACCTGACATGCACCATCAAGGATTCGATCTTGCTCGGCGCCCTGGTGCATCGACTCCGACCAGCCGGCAGATGCGCCCAAAGGATCGGCCGCTCGAGGACGACTTCCTGTCGGAGGACGAGTTCAACCAGAAGCTCGCGGGTTGGTTCGGGAACCTCGCCCGCGTGCTCTTGCCCGGGCGGTCGTTCTACATCTGGGGCGGATACGCCAATTGCGCGAACTATCCGCCGGTCCTGAAGGCCAGCGGACTCTACTTCAGCCAGTCGATCATCTGGGTGAAGGAACACCCCGTCCTCACGCGCAAGGACTTCATGGGCAATCACGAGTGGTGCTTCTACGGCTGGCGTGAGGGTGCCGCGCATCGCTTCTTCGGCCCCGCCAACGTCCCCGACGTCTGGAGCGTGAAGAAGGTCAACCCGCAGGCCATGGTCCACCTCACCGAGAAGCCGGTAGAGCTCGCGGTGCGCGCGATCCAGTACTCGTCCCGCCCAGGCGAGAACGTATTGGATCTGTTCGGCGGGAGTGGGAGCACGCTCATCGCTGCCGAGCACACGGGACGGCGCGCGTTCTTGATGGACAAGGATCCCGCTTACTGCGACGTCATCGTAAAGCGGTGGGAACAGCTCAAGGGCGGGAAGGCGGTCCTCGAACGCCAACTCGAAGCGGTGACCTCGTGAAGCCGAACCGCCCCGAAATCGACGCCCGCCGCCGGATGGTCGCGGAGTTCATGTTGAAGGGCTTCGCCCTCGACGCCATCACCGACGCGCTGGCGCCTCACTTCCGTCATCCCAAATCGGGGAAGCCGTACACGCGCAACGCGATCTACCGGGACTTCGTTGCCTTGCGCAAGCAGTGGCGGGAAGACGCCGCGGCGGACATCGCCGAGCTACGCGGGCGCCAGCTCGCGGAGTTGCTGTTGGTGCGTAAGCAAGCCTGGCTGGAGAAGGACCTCGACAAGGTGCTCCGTTCTCTGGCGCAGGAATCGAAGCTCCTGGGCACGAACAAGCCGCTGGAGATGGACATCACCATGCTCGTGCGCACGCTTGCCGAGGAGGCTGCGAAGCTCGCTGGGTTCAGTGATGAGGCTGCTGCCGCAGTCGCGGCGCGCGCCGAGGAACTCGCCCAGTGATCCCCGTCCTCGTCCCGGAGAAGGTCGCGACCCGGCGTGCGCTCGATGCCGCTCGCGCGGCGCTTGCCGAGGGCTTGCTCCTGGCGCAGCGGCGGATGCGTGTGGGGCTCGCCCTGGTCGAGCCCCCCATCACGACCGATGAGCAGCTCCGCGCCTACATGGCGCAGCGGTTCGGCATGCGCATCCCTGACGTGCAGGTCTGCCCGCATCACACGACGCCCTGGAGGGCCTTCGCCGATGCCTTCTTCGCGCGAGCCCCAATTTCTGTGTGGAAGGCGTCACGCGGGCTCGGCGGCAAGAGCCATCTGCTTGCCGGGCTCGGCACGGCGGAGGCTGCTGCGCTCCAAGCGGACGTTAAGATCCTGGGCGGGTCGGGCGAGCAGAGCAAGCGCGTGCACGAGTCGATGCAGGGGTTCTGGTGGAGCCAGCTCGCCCCGCGCGAGCTCCTCGCCAGCGACCCCTCGCAGCAGCGCACGCGCTTGAAGGCCGGAAACAAGATCGAGGCTCTGCTGGCATCGAGCAAGTCCGTGCGAGGCCCGCACCCTCAGCGTCTGCGCGTGGACGAGGTTGACGAGGTGGACTGGGAAATTCTCGAAGCCGCGCGCGGCATGCCCCAGGACTCGCGCGGCATCCTCTCGCAGACGGTGCTCAGCAGCACGCACCAGTACGAGGATGGGAGCATGACGCGCCTGCTCGATGAGGCGAGCGAGCAGGGTTGGCCCGTCTACGAGTGGTGTTACCTCGAATCCATGGCGGGCCCCGATGCGTGGCTCACGCAGGCGATGGTCGACCGCAAGCGCGCGACGATGAGCGCCGACGCCTGGTGCGTGGAGGTGGAGCTCCAACGACCGAACGCCGAAGCCAAGGCGATCGACACCGCTGCTGTCGCGCGTATGTTCGACCGCTCGCTCGGCGAGTACGAGGGTGGCAACGGGGAGTCGATCGAGATCGAGCCGCCCGACCTCAACGGCGAGTACGTCCACGGCGCGGACTGGGGCAGGCGTACGGACTGGGCGGTCATCGTCACGGTGCGTACTGACGTGCGTCCGATGCGTCTGGTCGCCTTCGAGCGCCGTGGTCGCACGTCCTGGCCTGAGATCACCGCGATCCTGGATGCGCGCCAGCGCCGGTTCGGCGGCACGGCGAAGCACGACGGGACCGGCCTCGGTGACGTGGTCGACGGGTTTCTCAGCATCCCGGCGGAGAGCGTGTGGCTCGCCGGTCGGGAGCGTCAGGAGATCTTCTCGGCGTACGTGCTGGCTATCGAGCACGACGAGCTGCGCGCTCCCTACATTCGCTGGGCGGTGAAAGAGCACTCGCGTTGCACGCACGCCGACCTTTACGGGGCAGGGCATCCGCCCGACACGCTCGTCGCGGGTGCCCTTGCCTACGCCGCTGCGAACGTCACCCCGGTGTTGATCCCCACGGCCCGCAACACAGCCTTTGCTGCGGCATCCACGGAGGCGAGTGCATGGGACTGATCGCGCGCATCAGGGCGGCGGGAGACGCCTTCGTGGCGTCGGGGAAGAAGCCCGAGCCAACGACGGATCTGATCGGCGCGGCGGCATCGAGTTACTTCCCGCAGTTCGTTGATTCGCGTTGGGGCCTGCAAACGGTCGATGATCTGGTACTGCAGAAGGGGTGCAGCGTCTACCGCGAGATGAACGATCGGGATGATCAGGTGCAGAGCTGTCTTGGGTTCCTCACCTATGCGCGCCTCTCGACCGGCGGCAAGATCGTCCCGGCAAGTGATGACCCGGCGGATCTGCGGGTGGCGGACTTCGTCCAGTACGTGCTCGACGAACTCAAGGGCTCGTCGACCACGCGCTTCTTCATGGATTTGATGGAGGCGCCGTGGATGGGTTTCGCGTGCGTGGAGAAGGCGTGGGGTGATCCGATCGTGGGTGGCGACTTTGCCGGTTTGCGGCCTTATCGCACGTTCCGCGCGCTGGCGCAGGAGACCGTGACGGTGAAGGTCGATCTGCATGGCGACATTGAGCCTGACGGTGTGTGGCAGAGCAAGCCGGGGCAGATGGTCGCGCCCGGGCTCGACCCATCGCAGTTCGAGCACTTCCCGCGCGAGAAGTTCGTGCTCTGGTGCTGGAAGATGCGCTGGAGCAATCCACTTGGTATGAGCATTCTTCGCTCCGCTTACCCGTACTACTTTTTCAAGCGCGAGACGTTCAAGCGGTGGGCGCGATACCTGGAGAAGCACGGCCTGCCGCGTGTGGTGGTGGAGGCTCCGGAGAAGGCCACGCAGAGCCAGCTTGAGGACGCGGCGGAGATCGCGCGGCGGTTCCAGAGTGATCTCTGTATCGCAGTCAAGAAGGGCGTGACCATCAACGTCACCGAGCCGAGTAGTGCCCCCACGGTTAATTTCACCGAGGCGATTACGGCGGCGAATCGCGGGATCGCGCATGCCTGCTTCATGCCGACGAACCTCATCGACCAGACCGACACGGGGTCCTTTGCCAAGGCGCGCGTGGATCAGGCCGCGTTTGTGTGGGTGTTGAAGAACCTCGGGCTCCTGTTGTCTGACGATGCGATGAACGAGCAAGTGATTGCTCCGTTGTGCGAGATGAACTTCGGCGAGTCTGTGAAACCGCCCCGATGGGAGTTCAACCCGTTCGAGCAGAAGGACCTCGAGAGTATGGCGCGGGTGCGCAAGACGCTCTCCGAGGTCGGCTTCCCGCTCAGCAAGGCCGAGATCGCGGCAACGTTCGATGTTGATCCCGCCGACACTCCCGAGGATGAGCTGAAGGCAGCGCAGCCGGCGACCCCACAGCCGGGCATGCCGATCCCGGGCCTGCCAACGATAGAGCAGATGCGCGCGGTCATGGACGAGGAGGGCGCGGCGCTCGAGGCGATGGTTGCGGAGATCATCCGGGCCCGCACGAGCAGCGATCCGGAACACGAGGTCGCCGACGTGCTGCGTGGGAACGGCCGCACGAAGGATGCCGCGAAGGTGCTGGTGCGATGATGATCACCTGCATCTATGCCCTCGCGGCTGCCCTTGTGGCGGTGATCGTCCTCCTCGTCACGGAGCCTGGGGAAGACCGATGAGACCGCGCCGGTTCGCCGCGACGCTGGTCCCCGCGGGTGCGTATTGGCGCGATCCTCTCGCGACGGAGCAGAAGATCGACTTCGGGGCCCTGGAAGAGGCCGAGGGGGAGGCGATCCACGGCAGCCGGTTGCGGCTTGGGCTCCTGCTTCACGCGCAGCGCGAGGCTCTGATCCGCTGGACGCGGAGCCCGCGCTTTAACGCCTCCAGTGCCCGGCGGATGCCCCTCTGGTTTTCCGCGCAGATCGGGAACGAGTTCATCCGCATTCGTGCGCGCGGCTACTACGAGGGGGTAGCGCAGCACAACGCCGAAGCTGAGCGTGCCGGGGGGAAGGCGAGCGTGCCCGGCCTGAGCGAGGCGTCCACGACGAGGCTCATAGAGAACGCCTGGACTGCCGGGCGTCAGTTCGCCGCCTATGTGCTCGCCCCGGTGCGCGTCATCGTGCAGAGCGCCTTCGGCGTGGATGGCAGGCGCATCAAGCCGCAGGAGCGCCTCGAGCAGGAGATCCGCTCGGCCTACGCACGCTGGATCATGGGCGCGTCCTTCCCCGTCGACCGCTCGGAGATCCACCTCGCGACTCCGCTGGACGTGATGCGCATCGCCTACCAGACGTGGCAGCAGCGCAACTTGCCGATCGTCGCTTGGCTCGACTACATGGTCGAGGAGATGACCGGCAACGGCACTGCGGTCCCGATCCTCACGGACAACGCCACGAAGTCGGTTGTGCTCACCGAGCGCATGCGCCAGGTCAACGCGGCGCGCTACGAATCCGGCCTCAAGGACGTGCAGGTCGAGGCGTACCAGTTCAGCGCGATGATGGACGAGCGCACGTGCGCGGTCTGTCGCCGGCTGGATGGGATTATCCGGCCCAAGCGCGATGAGTTCTGGTACTCCGCTACCCCGCCCATGCACGACAAGTGCCGCTGCGTCCTCTCGCAGGTCATGACCTGGGAGAAGGCGACGCCAACAGAAGACGCGATCATCCGCGAGCTGAACTTCGAGAAGGTGCCCGTCGGCTACGGCGGGTATGACCCGAGCCTGTCATCCGAGGAGGCGGTGAGCGCGTATCTCGCGGTGCTGTCGCGCCGCCTGGATCGCGCCGCCGATACGAGGTGGCTGGCGCTGGAGGTGGCCCATGTCTGAGCATGTCGCGCTCCTGGCGTCTCCTGACGCCTTCGCCCCCCAGACGATCCGCCTCGAGGTCGCCGCCCCTGGCGTGACGCGCGTCATGGGGTGTCGGCACAAGAGCCGCACGACCGAACCGCTTGCCTACCGCTTCGATGCGGGGTCATTCACGGCAGACGAGGCGCGCGCCTGGATGGACACGCGCACGATCGCCTTCGCGACGTTCGAGCCGAGTGATGACGGCTACGAGGTGGATGTCCCCCTGCTCCCGGCATCGGGCCATCTGGTCGGCAAGGGTGGCGTGAAGTTCGATGTCACGCCCGAACTGGTTGATCAGGCGCTAGCAACTAACACGCGCCTGATCAACGAAGGGACGCTGAGTCCGGCGGGGAAGCTACTCCACGAGGAAGACCAGAGCTTCGCCGCGCGCGAGTTTGGAGACGGTGCCTTGGGCCGCGTCAAGAGCGTGTACAAGGACTCCGCCGGCAGGCTCATGGCGCGTATGCGGGGCGTGTCCTTGAAGTTCGCTGATGCGGTCCGCCGCGGGATCTGGGGGCCGGTGAGCGCCGAGTTCAAGCGCACGTGGACGGACCCGAAGACGGGCGAGGAACACCCCATGGCGTTGATGGCGGTGGCGTGGCTCGGCTCGCAGATGCCGGCGACTGCCATCCACGAGATGTACCAGCTTTCACAGACCGCCGACGAGGACCTGCTTGTCTGGCTGGCCGCAGGCGAGGGAGCACAACCCGGCAGTGATGGAGCCCCAATGACGCCGGAAGAACTCAAGACTCTGGTCATGGGCTGGATCGCGGAAGCCCTTGCCAGCGGGAAGGACGACACGCCGCCGACCGAAGAGAAGGAGCCGGCGGAGGAAGAACCCAAGAAGGGAGACGAGGACATGGACGAGAAGGAGAAGGCCCAGCTCGAGGCCAAGCTCGCCGCGCTCGAGGCGCAGGCGAAGGCATCGCGCGAGGCCCTCGTGGATTTGCGGCTCAGTGCTGCGGTCCAGGCAGGCAAGGTCACTCCGGCGGAGGTGACCGCGCAGAAGAAGCTCATGGCCGACATGAGTGACGAGATGGTGAAGCTCTCGCTCGACACCATTGATGCGCGGGAGGCGAAGGTGGTGACGGGGCTGGTGGGTGGCGGGCACGCCGCGCTGGAGGCGAAGAACAGCGCCGAGACGCTGATTGCCCTCACCGACGCCGCGCAGAAGGGTGACATGACCGTGAGTGAGGCCTTCATGAAGGCCACCAACGAGAACCCCGCGGCTGCGCTGGCGTGGCTGAAGGACCAGGGGCTCACGTCTCTGGCCGGGAAGGAGTAGGGCAATGGGTGGCACTTTCACTGGTGGGCTCAAGAGGCGGAGTTTCCCGCCTGGAGAGGCCTACAACGAGGGCGCGTGCCTGTACCTGAAGAGCGACGGCAAGCTGTACAAGGCGGTCGGAACGACGCAGGCCAGCAAGCCCGGGATCTTCATCTCGCGCGAGGCTGCGACTGCCGCTGACGTCACTGCGGGCAAGCCGCTCGACTGCGAGATCATGGCGCCCACGACTCTGATGCGCGCCTCCGGTGCTTGCACAATCGGCCAGTGGGCGACGTGCGACGCGGAGGGCGAGGTCTCCAACAGCGCCGTGGACGAGGGCTGGACCCCGGGGATCTTCCTGGAGACTGGCGTCGACGACCAACTCGTCGAAGTGGCGATTCTGCCGATGCAGATCACGGACATCAGCGACACCGTCGCCGACTAAGGAAGGAGGCTCACAGTGCCAAGTCCTACTTTGGGCAGTGTGCAGACTGCCCTTCCGCTCCAGCAGATTTCGATCGGGTACACCAATGCCGAGTACACGATGGCCAATGCGTTCCCGGTGATTGCCGTCGGTGCTCGCACCGGCAAGTACTACGTGTTTCCCAAGGCGGAGGCGTTCGCCGATGAGGCGCTCGTTGTGTCGGCCGGGCTGAGTGCCTCGCGCGGTACGCGCTCGATCTCCGAGGACACCTTCACCCTCGACAAGCTCGCGCACGAGGAGGAGGTGTACGACGACATCGTGGACGAGGCGCTCCGCAACAACAGCAACCCGGCCCTGGAGTACCTCCAGGCGACGGAGGCGGTGACGGATCGGGTCTTGCTCAAGCGTGAGCGGATCATCACGACTATGATCACTGACACGTCGTGGACCGGTTCGGCGGTTCTCGCTGCCGGGTCGGAGTGGAACAGCGCCGGTGGAGGGGATCCGGTCGCGGTCCTGAACACGGCGCACATGGAGGTCTACGACACGATCTACCGCCCGGCGAACACCTGGATCACGGACTGGAAGACGTCCTTCATCCTCCAGTTTCATCCGCTGATTCGCGACCTCGTGAAGTATACGCAGGCTGGTCCGGTCCCGATGGCCCAGATTGCTGGGTTCTACGGGATCAACCGCGTGTTCGTGTCGATGGCTGGATACAACACCTCCGGGAAGAACCTCACGGCGTCGCTTGCGTCCGTCCTGGGCGATTACTTCTGGCTCGGATACGTCTCGCCGGTCGCGGCTCGCCGCGTCCCGTCTGCTGCGTACCTGTTCGAACTCAACGGCGCGCAGGGCCGCAAGGTGGAGACCTACCGCGAGGAGAAGGAGTACCGCGACGTCGTCCGGTGCACCAGTTACTTCGCGGCAAAGGCAACCTCCGTGGACGCTGGTTACCTGATCAGCAACACGCAGGCGTAGGCCAACAACAGCAATCGGAGGGGGGGGGGGGGGGCCCCCCCCTCCTGATTGCAGAGGTGAGCATGACGATCTACAAGGCAACGAGACACCTGGACATCTGGGGGCGTGACGGGCTTACGAGGGTTCCGGCTGGCGGTCTGGTGCCGATTGGACTGGTCGAGCCCCAGATGCTCGTCACCGGATGGGTCGTGGCTTGCGAGCCCGAGCCCATTCCCGAGCCGACCCCCGAACCCAAGAAGGAGAAGCGAACCAGATGAAGAAGCTGCTCTCGGCCGCGCTGGCGGTCATCGTGCTCCTGGCTGTGGTTGGGAGCGCAGAAGCCTCGAAGAAGTCCACTGCCGTACCCCCGATCCGCCATGACAACCCCGGGTACATCGAGCTTGGGCTTGGCGGCGGGGTCTACGAGTACAACATCTACAACCTCGGTGTCGTGTCGTCGATCTCTGCCCTCGGTATGGTAAACAGGATCCCTCTCCAGGCCGCGAGCGACACCGTGCGCCTGGGAACTGTGAAGAAGACCTACGTACTGCCGTCGAAGGCGACCGACTCGCTCATGGTCGGTACAGGCCTGATCGCCCGGAATATTCAATGCCAGACGATAGCGGGCACGGATAGCAACATCGACGCCGGATATATCCGCATGGCGGGCCGCGACGCCGTGGGCGCCAAGGTCACCGAGATCTTCACCCTAACGAACAACACCGAGTTCAAGAGGCAGGGCACGGTCTGCTTTGCGTACCTCGACTCGCTGACTGTGCCCGCAGCCGCAGCCGATGGAGACGTGGCGATCTACATTGGTCGAGGGCAGCAGATCGGTCTTCCCTGGACGGGGGAGGTCCAGGCTCCGGTGCTGGCGGTGTGGGAGAACGGGGCGTGGAAGACGCTTGGGGCCACAGTGACAACCCCCGTGGTCATTGACATCGACTCCTGCTACGCATCGTCGACCGCCATCAGCGGCAATTCGATCAATCTCCGTGGCCAGACAACCGCGAAGGGCAGTTACGACTACAAGTTTATTTTCTGGCTGAGCCGTTACCAGTCTGTATCGGCCGCAACGAAGTGGTAAGGAGGCTCCCGATGCGCAAGTCCCTGCTGATCCTGCTCGCGCTGGCGCTCACGCCGGGGCTTGCGCAGGCAGTCTCGGTCGTGCAGCCAGCCACGATCAAGAAGACCGCCGCGGCGCGGCCCGCGATGCCGAACTACCGCAGGTCGCTCTCAGAGCTGGCGACGTCGACGTACCTCTATGCCGACGACATCGCGGCATCCTACGCCACCTTTGCGGGCGGTCTCTTCCTCCCGTACTGGAATCCTGACGGCGCGGGCACCGTGAACTACATCGCGCAGTATGCGCACGTGCGGGCGATCTCGGGCGGGCCGCTCGTAGTCAAGATCATGCGCCCGTGGTTCATCGCGGGGGTTGGGTTCTCGGCGGCAGCGGTCGACACCTCGACGACCATCACGCTCTCGACCGACGTGACGGCGGCGAACAAGCAGATCTGGATCTACGGTCCGATCTGGGGCTTGCGGATCACGGCTTCGGGCGGGGCGGGCGCATGCGAAGTCACGTATTGGTAGCCTGCCTGCGGGTAGCCTGCCTCGCGCTGCTCCCGGGCATCTGCGCCGGGGCGACGCTTGAGGTCGGCTCGGGCAAGACGTACGCCACTCCAACGGCAGCGATGGATGTCGCAGCGGCTGGGGACGTGATCCGGATCTTCAGCAGCGCCACGTTCACGGTCGCGAGCCCGATCGTCTGGGTGGACGGGGTCCGGATGGAGGCGGCGCCGACCTACACTCCGACGATCTCCGGCGGGGATGCCTCCCGCTGCGTCCGCAACGACACCACCGTCACATATACCGATTACCGCAACTCCATCACCGGGGTAACCTTCACCCATGGCGCCGGGGATGGATCCGGCGGTGGCGCCATTTACTTCAAGTCGGGCCACCTGCGGCTCGCGAACTGCACGTTCACCTCGAACACGGCGCGCGGGTTCGGGGGAGCGGTCCACCTCAAGGGCACGCACGGATCTTGGTTCGTGACCGATTGCGCGTTCACCGGGAACTCCGTTTCGACCAACGGTGTCTCGACGGAGGGAGGAGCCCTTTGCATCGAAGGCGGCGCCGATACCGTCTGGGTCCAGAGGTGCACCTTTGCGAGCAACTCGATCACGGATCCTGGGACGGGCGGCATCGGCTTCCAGGGAGGCGGGCTGTCGATCCAGCAATGCCCGCTTTCCTTCGTGCTCGACTGCACCTTCACCAGCAATCAGGCTCGCGCGTCCGGCGCCCTCCATGTGTGGCAGGGATCGAACATGGCCTCCGTGGTCCGCGGCTGCACGTTCACGAGCAACACCGCCACCAGCACCGTCGCGCCGACCTACTGCTTCGCAGGGGCCTTCTACGCCGACCACACGATGTTCACGGTCCAGGACTGCCTCTTCAGCCAGAATACGGCCAAGGGCGCAGGAGGCGGGCTCTACATGCACGCCAACGCGGGCTCGTCCGTCACCCGCTGTCAGTTCATCCAGAACACGGCGGGCCAGGGGGCGGCCTCGGGCGTGACCGGGTTCGGTGGCGGGGCCAACATCATCGCCTCCAGTGTGGACGTGACCTACTGCCGCTTCTCGCTTAACTCGGCGCAGAAGGGCGGCGGGCTGGCCATCGGAACGGCCGCGGCGTCGCTTACACCGGGGGCGTGCGCCTACAACCTCTTCGACCAGAACACGACCGGGAGCTTCACGAATGGCGGAGGCGGGGCCGTGTTCGTCTCCCAGGTCAACGGCTCGACCTTCGCGCCGGACCACTGCACCTTCGTGGACAACACATGCACGGCCGTGGGCCGGGCCTCGTGCATCCAAGACTCGGCTGGAGCGCTCGTGACCGCAGCGGATGCTGTCACGAACTGCATCTTCAGCAACAACACGACCGGCTCGGTCTTCGTGCAGATCGGAGTCGGCACGGTCAGCCACACCGCCGGCTGCTCGCAGTTCAACGCCAACACCAGCAACGGCGCCTGGACCATGACGGACTGCCTCACGACGGCCGTCAACTACCTGGACCGGCCGAATCACGACTACCGGCTCAGCGGCGCGAGCCCGGCCTGGTCGCAGCACGCAACGCACCCCGCCAACTGCGCTGGCGTTACATGGGGTTACTACCCTTGGTGCGCTGGAGGCGAGGGGTGCTGGATTCCAGCGGACGACCCGCCACCGAAGGTGGAGTGGTGATATGGCCTACCCCTATGGCAGCGCCGCCGGGGTGCGGCGGCAGCACGCCCGAATCACGAGCACGCTCATCTCCGACGAGGGGATCACGACGATCCTGGAGAACGACGTCGACAAGCCCATCATCGACACGATGCTCTACGGAAGAATAACGGCGGGCGCCACCCAGCCAGAGGTGATCAAGCTCATCTCCAACATGCTCGGGGCCGCCGCGATCCACGAACAGCGCCTGTCTCACACGGACAACGAAAGCCGCTGGGCGAAGTTGAAGCGCGAGGCGGCGATGGAACTGCTCCAGAAGGTCGTCGACGGAGAGATCCAGGCCTCTGGCATCTCGGATCCGGTCCTGATGGTGATGACTGACCCCGAGGCTGACCGTCCGGCGACCGAAATCTACACCGGCTCGGAGACCGAATGGGCCGAGCGCACTGAAACTAGGGAGGGATGACATGGACGGGAAGCAGACCTACACGGCAGAGATCACGGTGCACTTCGGCCCGTCCACGGTGGCGTGGTCCGTGACGATCACGGCGGAGAGCCTGGGGATCGCCGAGCGCCTGGTGCGCCACATGACCGCGCACCTGCTGGCGGACGTGGTTGACGTGATCCTGACTCCGGTCGAGGGCTGATGATCGCGGTCGAGTACCACGTGCGCGGGTCGATCCGGACCGCCGAGCGGGCCCTGGCGCTGGCAGATCCCATCACCCTTCAGCGCGAGGTGATCGACCCCTGGGCGCGCTGGGTGCTACACAAGCGCATCCCGAAGATGTACTGGAACAAGGGCCGCATTGCTGGCGCTGATGGGCAGATGTCTTGGTACGCCCTCAGCAAGTGGACGATCGCGAGCAAGGGAGTGCTCAGCTACTGGGGTGGCGTGGCGAACCGGGGCAAGAGCACAACCCCCCTCAGTACCGAGCAACTGCGCATGGCCCGGAGTTACCGCATCGCGCAACACCGCTTGGGTGGGGCGAACTGGCTGTTCAAGCTCGACAACACGGCGCGCTCGCGCTCGAAGTGGTCGCGGGGGTTTGACTACCCCTCGGCTCTGCACACCGGATGGGGTCCGTACATCGTGCGCCCGCGCCCGGGCAACAAGCGCGGGCTGGCGTGGCCGATGCAGCAGGGCACCGTCATCAGCGCCTCGACCGGGCGATCCGACACCGGCGGGAGCATGGCGCGGCGTGGGCTCGCGCGCGGGGGCAAGCGGACCAAGAGCGGCAATGTCGGCAAGCTCTTGGTCGATGCGGCTATCGCGCATGCGTGGGAGACGCACCCCAAGGGCGCGCCCCCGAGGCCTCATATCCGCTGGTTCAAGGTTGACGTCATCGAGCTCGGCTCGCGGCAGCTCAACTGGATCATGCGCGGGCCCGCGGCGGCGGCATGAGGGCGCTCTTCGAGGACAGGCGCTTCGAGGCCGCGAACAGCCGTTACGAGATCAGTGGCGTGACCTTCCCCGCTGGCAAGAAGCGCGACCTCTGGCTCCGCTTCCACGAGACGTTCGGGGTAACGACGCTCTACGTCTTCAAAACGCGCGCGGAGGCAATCGAGGCGGAGCCCGGTGATACCTACCTCGCCAGCAAGGGCGTGGAGCCCGGGGACTGGCAGTCACTGGTGATGGTGGACAACGCCGGGACCGCGCCGGACATGGCAGGGCTGGTCGTGCGCGCGCGCGTCACCGAGGTGACGGAAGGAGACGAGGTGGTTTGGGGATACACCAGCGACCCCGGCACGGCCGCAGCCGAAGACATCAAAACCCTCATCCTGGCGAAGTGCGCCGCCGGGCTCCCCTTCGAGGACTTTATTGACGCCACCGATTCGACCGGGGCGGGCAAGGTCTACATCTGCCCCCCGGGCGTGGCGGTCCCGGCGCCTTCGATCGTGATCGTCCCGGGCGAGTTGGAGATCGGGCGCAGTTCGGCGGGCACCTTCGAGTGCGTCTACCCCATTGAGGTGCAGATCTACTGCGAGATGCTCGACTCCCCGGAGGCCGCGGCGCTGGCCTGCAGGCGTTACACGGCGGAGATGCAGTCACTGCTGATCGACGAGCACCGCACGCTCTATGGGGCGTGCTTCCTGGAGTACGGCGGATCGCAGCCGGTGCAGGCTGTCTCCGGCGAGCTGAACTACGTGCGCTCGGTGATCACCATGCGCGCGGTGTTCGAGACCGTCTACACGGACCGATAGGAGGCCACAATGGCGAACCCCACGAACGCAGTTGGAGCTTTCACCAAGGCCGCAGGGCTACAGATCGCGCTCGTCGGTTCCACTACGGCCACCGGGGCCGTGTTCGAGCACAAGCTGCGAGACATGGATTGGGGCGTCCTGCCGAAGCCCAGCAGGAAGCTCGAGCGCATCGGCTACCAGGGGACCGGGACGCCGGTGGCGGCGCTCGACGACTACCGTCTGACCCCGTCGCGGCCGACCTTCACGGTCAACCTTCCGCTAACCAAACGGGGCCTGGCAATCGGGCTGACAAGCCTCATGCAGTACGTGGGGTACGACTCCGGGACGACCAGCTACCAGCCGCACGTCTGGGAGGATCCCTTCGTCGCGCCCCCGCTTTTGATGCACCTCGAGGCCGGGATTCCGGGCACGGTGGGCGCGGTGTACAAAACCCTCGGGGCAATCGTCAAGAAGATAGCCGTCGCGGTGCCACCGATCGACGGGTCGGGCGGCAAGCCCACGATGACGTGGGAGGTCGGCGCGGTGTCCGGCTCGCGGCTGAATGCCTTCTCCCTGACCGAGATCACGCCCGCTATCGACGCCACGCTCGATGGAGTGCAGCGATCGTGCGACTGCATCGGCGCGCAGATTAGCGGCAGCGCCGCGAAGTTTCACTCCTACGAGGTGGTGCTGGAAAACGGCGCGACGTGCGAGGGGGTCAACCTCGAGGCGATCCCGACCGCGTGGGCTCTCGGTGACTTCGTCGTGAGCGGATCGGTCACGGTGCTCTTCACCGACCAGACGGGCGATGAGTACTACCTGTTGACCACGGCGCATGAGGCCGCGTCGTCACTGGTCGTCCGCTTCCCGTTCGCAGCGAACTCATACTGCCAGCATCGGCTTCTGTTCGAGGAGCCGGAGATCACGCGCCAGGGTTCGATCTGCCTGGCGAAGTTTCCTTTCACGGCGGTGGACGTGGCGGGCACCGGCACCAGCTGGGGCGCTGTCATCGTCACCGAATCCGACATCCTGAACTGGGCCTCGTAAGAAAGAGAGCGGAATATGTATCGGACCATCAAGGAGGCGGAGACCTACCGCCTCGGTTCCAAGGACGACCCCAGGCCTACGCTCGTGCACTTTCGGCGGGCATCGGCGCGTCAGGTCGAGGTCGCGGCATCGGCAATCGAGCGCCAGCGTCGGGAGACGCAGCGCATGAACCGCGACCCTGACGATGCCGCCGCAGTCTCGGCGCGCATGGACCAGGAGCGGGCCTTCCTGACCGGCCAGATCATCGAGGTTCGTGACGCCTACGAGCTGGACGACCGGCTTACTGGGGAGGCGGTCGCGGAGTGGATCGACTCCCTCGACGACTACGCCTACGGCGAGCTTCGCGCGGCGGTGCGCGGGCAACGTCAGCTCACGGCCTTCGAGGCAAAATCCTGAGGCTCGCCGTCAGGGCGAACGCGGAAATAGGGCGCTGCGAGGAGGAGGCGGATGAGAACTTTTACAACTGCGCGACCTGCCGCTCTCGTGAGCTCCACCGGGTCAAGCATTGTCTGCTCGACTTCCCTCATGCCGTCATCCGTGACGGTGATGTCGCCTATTCCGTGGACGGCGAGCTGGCAGCCGCTCTCGCCCCTGAGTACCAGCCGATTGTCTGGCTTCAGTCGATTCGGACGGAGCAGGGCCGTGAACTCTGCTTTGTCCCTTGCGTGCCGGAGTGGGCGCGGATGCTGATGGCAGCCGAAGCCGACGCCAAGGAGTACGGCGCTCGTCCCGCCCCTCTGGACCTGGAGGCGTTCCGCGTGATTCGCGGGGAGCGGTCCCGGTGCTCGCTCGAGGCGCACAAGCGCCGGATAGCGGAGGCGAAGCGTGACGATGCGTGAGCGTGTAGAGGCCGAGTTTGTCTACTCGACCATCGGCGTCAGCAAGCTCGGCGAGGCGAAGGCGGCGGCGGATGCGCTCGGGAAGGCGAACGCCGCCGTGGGCGCTGGGACTGATAAGGCGGCAGCCGCGGCCGGGCGGCTCGCCGCCAGCCATGCGATCTCCGGTGAGCGCATGGCGAAGTACGGCACGACGATTGGAGTCTTGTCCGGATCGATGCGCGAGCTGGGAGTCCAGAACGACCTCGTAGCGCGCGGTATCGGTGTGGCGACCGAAGCGTTCACCGGCATGATGGGACCGATCGGCATAGTGACGGTTGCGATCGGTGGACTGGCCACGGTGATTGCCAGGGCGGCCACGGAATCTGGTCGCCTCCGCAAGGAGACCAAGAGTGCTGTCGAGGGACTCGGCGGATATCGCGGGCTCATGGGGACCGAGTTCGAAAGCAACCCCGCGATCAAGGCTCTTTTCCAGCAACGGACAAGCGACATCGAAGGGGAGCTGACCTCCAAGCGCTCTCGTCTCGATGAAGTCATGGGGCGTTTGGCGCGAAGTCGCGACGCCGGTGTCTGGGGCGAGAACGAGAAATCGCTTGCCGGACTGCGCGCCGAGGCTGGAAGGCTCGTAAAAGAAATCATCGACCTGAATCTTCAACTGGAGCAGACGCGGACCGACGTCGCAGCCCTCAATGGCGTGCCGATCCTGCCGGAAATTGTTGTCAAGCCGCCCTTGGGGTCAGGCGGGCCAATCTCGAACCTCACCTCGACCGATGCACTCACGCGCGGGATGAGGCTCGAGCCCATCGAGCTTCCGGTGAAGCTGATCCCGGAGCAGCCCATCATGGACTCCGGGCGACTGATGACGTCCCGCCCCTTCAACGCCGCCGAGACCTTTCGCATGGGAACGGGCGGATCGCAGATGTCCGATGAGGACCGCCGCGCCGAAGCCTTCATCAAGGCCGAAGAGATGGTCACCAAGGCGGCGGCGGACCATGCCGCACGCCGGCAGAAAATCGCCGAAGCGGAGGCACGCAGGCGCGACGCCCTGATCGCACGCTACCCGAAGACCTACGCCGGAGCTATGGGCGCGGTGCAGGGCATGCAGGAGGTCTCCTCCAGGATCGTCCAGGCCGCCCTCCTGCGCGAGGACGTGAGCCGCCTGAAGGGACTCGAGGTCGTCAAGTATGTCGCTGCCTCTGGCCTCAAGGCCGTCGCCGACGAACTGGCAAAGAAGGCGTCGATCAAGGCAGCTGAGCAGATCGCCGAGGCTCTGTCGTCGTGGCCGAATCCCGCCGCTATGGCTGCGCACTTCGCCGCCGCCGCGGCCTGGGGCGCACTCGGCGGCACTGCGTCGGGCATCGGGGCGGCAGTCATGGGAGGCGCTCAGCGTGACCTCGATCGCGGGCTGCGCCAGGCTGAGGAGTATGGCGGGGGCGGAGTCGGGGGCACCAGTTCCAGCGGAGGCGCGCGCGGCAACGTCGGCCCATCGGCGAGCATCGTGGATGCTGGCGCCGTCTCCCAGACCATCAACTACAACATCCAGGTGACCTACGCCAGCGCCGTCGTGTACGGCCAAGGTGGCACGCGCGACTGGTTCTACCGCGAACTCGTCCCCCTCTACAAGGAGGCTCGCATGGCAGGGCTGATCGCATGAGCCAGAGCAAGCCCGTCATGGCGCTGGGGCTCGACATCTACAACCCAACCCTCAGCATCATGGGCGCAGCCCCGGGGATCGCTGCCGGCTGGACACTATCCGGAGGTCCGGCAGTAGGGTCGAGCAGCTACAGCGGCCCGAAACCCGGGCATCATCGCGTACAGCGCATCGGCATCCCGAACACCTCTGGAGTTGCCACCCTCGTCAGCAACTGGGTGCGCGGGCGCACCACCAACCCAGCGACCACACTTTTCTGTGGTCTCCTGCACGCGAGGCACACGGGCATTGCCTCGGACACGCGGATTTATATCCAGTGGGGGGACTCGTCCGGTGCTGCCATCGGGCAGCTCCAGCTCGGGACCGCGATTACCGCTACAACCGGCGACGACTGGGAACTGTTCACCAAAATTTCATCCGGCGCGCCAACCGCCAGCGCCGTCTACGCGCGCGTGTATCTGCGCCTAGCCCCCCCGGCCTCGGGGACATCTTACTGGAGCTTCGCTTTCGCGGGCGTCGGCTGTTACAACGACGCCAGCGCCTACTACCAGTGGACGCGCTACTACGCGCACCCCGGGACCGCCGCGTGGCTGGCACCGCGGCGCAACGCAAGCGGTGACTCTATGGGCAGACTGCGCTTCGTGGACGCCGAGCGGTGCTCGCATCCCTTCCGCCTGGACCTTGCGACCAGCGGCATCCCGGAGGCGGATAAGGAAGTCCTGGAGTGGTTCCACCGCTACAACTGCGGCAGTGTCAGCGAGGGCACGGCAAAAAATCCATCCGGAGGGTATTGGCCCATCCTGATTGCCCCCGGGACGTCCGTCGCCCCGGCGGCGATGCTCGCGGACTTCGTTGATGCGGAGTTCACCCTCCGTCCCGCCGGGCGGTTCCTCTCCGACCCTGCCATCTACACCGGCCCCGTCCGGTTTCTCGAGCGCGTCTGATGCCGCTGTCCGATGCACAGTTCTTCGAGACCGGCGCCGCGCGCCGTACGCGCGTCGAGGTCCAGGACGACGCCGGCGGGTGGGTCGACTTCAACGCCTCCGAACCAGCATCGCACGACGACTACTACGCGGCGCTTCTGGTCGAACCGCGGATCTCCCTCGGCGTCGAGGACGGGCCGGACAACTACGTCACGCGCGTGGATGCGATCACCATGGATAACCGCCCCTTCGCCGGCAGCAATCGCGGCTTCTGGCACCAGGCGCTCCCGGTCACGCTGCGCGGCTCGACGTTCTCCACCTGGTACCGGCGCAAGGTCCGCATCGGGTTCGACTTCTGGTTCGCCGATGGGACCTATGACGACTTCTACCCGCTCGGTACTTTCCAGATTCGCGAGGTCCGGCGCAACAGACAGGCGGCGACCATCACGCTCTCGGGTGTGCATGAGCGTCTGATGGAGCGATCGGCAGCCACCGTCAAGAGCGGTGCTGAGTGGTATCAGGGCATCCAGATCACGGCCCTCATGCGCCGCGTGGCGCTGGCAGCCGACCCCTCGATCTCTCTCGACGCCAGCGTGTCGACCGAGGCGCTCGACCTGGGAACCCTAACCTCCGCCTCAGCATCCTCCTGGGGAAGCGTGCCCGGGACCCTCGTCAACGGCGACCGCCCGGCTGAACAGTGGATTCCCCGCTACCCCGCCGCGCACGGGTCGGACTCTGACCTGGTGTGGTGGCTCTGTGACGTGCCCGGGCCCCGTCCCACGTGTGACACCGGAATCGCCCTGTTCCGCATCTCGACAGGCCGCTGGACGATCGTACGACGCCCTGGGGACGGGCTCGGCAGCGACTCCTACCTCGAGGACGGGACGCCAGTCTGGGCGTATGCCACGAGCACCTACCTCTACTGGACGGCGGCGAAGATCGGTGTCTATGACAGCGCCGTGCCCTGGACGCTCACCCTCTTCCGGATGACCATCGCCACCCCCGGGACGATCGCCGAGCGGGTCGCCACGCGCGTATACTGGCCTGCGCGAGAAGCAATGCGCTCCATCAAAACCGGCGTGGGCTGGATCGGCGGCGTGGGCTGGCAGCACGAAGGCGACACGTACTACTACGGCGAGCTTGCCATGCTGCCCATCCCGCAGGCGATGCACGGGTTAAGCACCGATGAGGCGCGCTGGTGGACCGGCGTCGACTACCTCGAGGGGTCCGTACAGGGGGCGCACGATGCCGGAGCCGCCGGGAACGAATGGTCGACCCTGCCGACGATCGAGACATCCAGTCGGGGCGGGAAGATCGGGGCCTACAGCGTCACCGGGCAGGGCGAGGGACTCGCGTTTCCGTATAAGGCGCTCCTCAGCTACGCCATGGGCGACACGATGGCCCCGCCCGTGCAGATCGGGGATGATATCTACTGGATCGGTGTGGACGATGACTGGCAGTGGATTATCTACCGCATCCCCTACGCTGGCACGACGGTCCACTCTTACACGGCTCCGGCTGTGCTGGCCGGTACGGCGCCGATGTTCGAGTCACAGGTCTCGGCGTGGTCGCTCGCCCCGGCGGCGAACGGAACGGATCCGGCGCTGATCTTCGCCACCATCGAATGGGATGAATCTGAGTCGACCGATCCGGTCTGGTCGCGTACACGCATCCATCGTTGCCGCTGGCTGCCGGGCGGGGAAGAGCCCGACGAGACCGACACGCTGACGATCGACGACCCGGCAGACGGCGCCACGGCGGATCTGGCGCGCGTGCTCGTCCACCTGTTCACCCCGAGGACCGGGACATCAACCGCCGCGTCCTGGTCGATCGGCGTCGTCTGCAACCGCGCCGACATCAGCGGGCAGTCCTACGGACTCGGGCTCTGGAAGTACACCGGCGGTGCCCTAGCACAGATCACCCTCGCCATGAGCACGGGCTACACCGGCCCGCTGAGCGCACGCCCCTTCGGCAATTTCACGCAGTCGGCCGACGGCACGCGCGTCTACTTCACCGATCAAGCAAGCGGCCAGCTCTGGTCCGTCACGACCGACCTCACGTCCGTGACCTGGACACTGGAAAATCAAGGCGCGTCCGTGCACCCCACGGAGTTCTGTGCATCCACGATTCGAGGCCTCGTCGCCGGCGGCAAGGTCTTCATGGCACAGGCGCCGGGGTCCAGCGGGGACATCACCTCAGAGGTGAACCCCTGGTGGGGACAGACCTCGTCGCTGGTCCGCCATGCGACGGGCCTCTACCCACTGGTCGAGTACAGCACCCGCATCCTCGACATCGTCGACAACGCGGACATGGGGGACCTGACTTGCTGGGAGGCGATCACGCAGCTACGTCAGCTCGCCTACCGCTACGCACTGGTCGTGGAATCGGATGGGACGCTCGCCCTGCGGCGCCGGGGGGAAGGCGCCAGCGCCGGGACGATGGTCCGTGTCGAGGACGTCGGATACCCCGTTTGGACATCCGGTGAGATCCCGGTCCTGGTCGAGGGTGATGACTACGAGGACAACACGGAGATCAAAAACGCTGTTGAAGTTCACCCCTACGGGCCTATCGCACCGGCTGAGCCGACCATGCAGCCGATCGCAGCCGCCGGGTCGGCCTTCGGCGGCCAGTATCTGGTCCAGACGACCAAGTCCCGCGCGCTGACGGTCGCGATCACCTGCGTTTCGGGCGGAGACCTCCTCCAGGGTGATCTGTTGTGGCGCTTCCAGAGATTCGCGCAGCCGGTGCACTGCTACCTCAGCGTCGTCGCCGATCCTGCCGACACCACGATCTACGTGGGAGACCTCCGCTGGAAGAACGGCCGAGTCGTGAGTGGGGATCAGATCGTGCGCGTGGGTGATCTCGTCACCGTGGGCTCGGGCACGCAGCGTGCCATCACCGGATTGCCCGGGGTCTACGGCGACTCAGCCGTCACCGTGCAGCTCGCCGGCGGGATCGGCATCGACGCACCGGCATACACGGAAGTCACGATCGTACCGGCGGACTCGATGCAGGCGAGCGATGGCGAGGATGGGGTCACGACGCTCTCCGACGACGTCCTGGCCGCGGATGACGCAGTCGCCCTGACCGATGGGTCGGCGGTCGCCTTGGGCTCGGTCCTGCGGATCGACCAGGAGCTCCTCATCGTGGCGCGCATGTCGACCTCGCTGTCGGGGGGTGATCTGGTCTGGTCCGCCACCGTCGAGCGCGGGTGCTTCGGCACGGCTGCTGCCGATCACTCCACCGGCGCGGCGGTCAAGGCCTACGTCTACACCCCACAGTCCGGGCGCACCTACCCGGTCGGGGACACCGGCGTTCTGTTCGGGCTCGCCCCGATCGACAGCGACACGGCGGTTGAGGCGCGCACGGTCGCCCAGGGGGACGGTCTCCTGGTGCAGACCTACGGCGTCACCTCGGAACCGCTCGAAAGTGTCATCGTCCGTGCCGTTAATTCGGCCTCGATCGGAAACCCTCCGGAGTCCGGCTACGGCCGCAAGGACTTCACGGTAGACAACCGATTCCTCGCCCCCACTCCGGCGCGCACGCTCGCACCCGACATCGTCGCCGAGTGGGCATACCCGAAGCGCGTCATCGAGGGCGTGCGGATCGACGCCATCCTGCCACGGCTGAAGATCGGGTTGGTTGTGACCTTCGACGGAGACACCTTCGAAATCGTGGAGATCCACTACGATCTCGCGTCATTCCGAATGGATTGCGTCCTTCGGGCCTGCACCGTGCCTGCCATGGCGGCGCCCGAGGGCGGTATTGCCGAGTCGCTGGACTCAGGCATTATGTAGGAGGTTATACACGATGCGTCGCTTACTCCTCGCCCTACTCCTTCTCCCCGCGCTGGCGCTGGCGGACAGTAGCTTCCAGAGCGCCGACGAGTGGACCACGGCGAAAACCTTCCGCTACGGCAGCGGACGATTCCGCATGGCGTGGGACAACGACATCCGCGTCTACTCTGTGCTACTCAGTGACACCACCGGGCTGACGATTCCGGCAGACTCCTCGCGCGCGTTTGTCACCGAGACCGGCGACTCGTGCACGGCCTACTGGTGGAAGAACCTCGAACCGGGCTACTACCGATACATTGAATGTACGGACGATGACACGACCTTCGCGAATCTCCCCGAGCGGTTCGGGTTCCGCTTCGCGCCCGATTCGTCGGTCAGTGCAGCGGCATTGCAGCTCGACACCGCTGGGCGCTTTGTGCCTCCGGGACCCATGGCGCCCGACTCGGGCGACGCGGCGCTGAACATCAACTGGATCAGGCCTCGGGGCAACGGTGACGTCGCGTTCGACTCCTCGGGCGTGGATGTCTTCGGGCGAATCGACGCTGCCGATGGGCTCTATGTATCGGGCGGCGAGGTCCGCGTTGACGGTGACCGGCAGGTGAAGCTCTACGGCAGCGTTTACGCTGGCGACTCTTCTGCCGACACGCTCTATGTGGGCGGTGTAGTGGCGTGCTCCCTCGATGTCACCCTGGGGGCCGATGCCACGAGTTCGGTCATCACGATCGGCTCAGACCTGAGTGATCAGACCATCGTCAATTCCACGGTGGCATGTTCATCCGCCGTTTGGTTCGCGATGGAGCCGGAGGTCGGGGAAGACGACACGCTCTCCACCCGCGCCTATGCTCGCAGCGTCGGTGGTGGCGGCGGCACAGGCGAGGGAGCGCTGTTCTATTCAACCGATCTGTTGAACGCGAACAACCTGCTCAACGCGGTGTCTCCGACCTGGGGAGCGGCGGCGATCTCCTCGGGAACGGCCACCGGGGACCAGTACGCGATTTCCGGCGATCACCCGGGCGCGTGGCAGCTGCTGTCCGCGACCGGGGCCAACAGCGGCTACTACGTGATGATCGCGGGTACGTTGCTGCGGCTGGCTGGCGGTGAGAACTCGGACGTGATCTTCCTGCAACGCGCGACCACGCTGGCAACGAGCAGGTACATCACGCGGCTTGGCTTCCACGACTCCGTTACGGCGGCGCTCCCGACCGATGGCGTGTATCTCCAGATCGGCGTCACTGGTGACCCTGCAAACGCCGACAGCCTGTTGGTGAAGGGCAGGACCGCGAACAACGGCACGCGCGACTCGACCGCCACGGGCTACGCCATCAGCGCGGATACGTGGTACCGCGCTAAGACTTGGCTGAACAGCGACGCCAGCAAAGCCTACTTCCAGCTTCGCGCGGAGAACGGGACGGTCCTGTGGTACGACTCGCTGGCGGCGCAGATCCCGACCGGCGCGGGGCGTAACACAGGGCACGGCGTCGTGGCAACAAACTCAGGGGCGGGCGCTGCCGCGATGCTCTCCCTCGACTACTTGGCGCTCTGGTGGGATCGCACCCTGGCGCGATAGGCGCGCGGCACACTACGTCCCCGGTCTGACCTCGGATTGGACCTGCTGGTCCGTGGGCTACGAGGATGCCTATGAACAGATCACGACGACTGCACCAGTTGCGGCCACCGTGTGCGTGACGGACAGCGTCATCACATACATTGTCAACCCCTCGATCAACAAGACCGTCTGTCTGCTCTGCCTGCGCCGCTAACGACGGGGCGCAACGGGGGAGGGATCAAACACACCATGGCTACACACATAAGAGCGGAGAGAGGGGATGGGAACGGAACGCCGCCTGGAGTCCGGCTGTCGTATGCGGCGATCACCGTCATCCTCACAACCCTGACCCTCCTCGTCGGTCTGGCGCGAGCGGTCCGCACGGCCGATCTGAGCGAGCTGAACGGACGGATCACCCGAGCCGAGGCGGGAACGGAAGCTGTGGACAAGCGGCGACAGGTAGACCTGGAGACCATCCGATCGGATATCCGGGACCTGCGCCTTGAGGTCCGCGAACTCGCCCGCAACTCGCGGGCTGATCGGTAACCACCACCCGAAAGGAGCCAGTCATGCCGCATACATTTGTGTTGCTTGAGGTCATTGCCACGGAGAACCTGCCGGACCTCGTTCGCGAGGCGGAGGGCGGGCACGCGAGCGAAGCTCACTACACGACCGGCGATGTCGTCGCCGTGTCGCCCGGATTCGTGGAAATGCTCGTGGCGTCCGGCCGCTATCGCGTGCACGTGGCGCCGTCACTTTCCGCGTGGGGGAGATGACCACAGGAAACTGGTTCCGGCGGTGGGGCTTCTCCGCCGGTCGTACGGGAGAGGTGTCCGACGTCGATGGAGGTTAGATGAGCAGTCACCGCGCCACTCGATCCACGCAGGCCGCCTGCCTTTGCCTCCTGGCGCTGGTTTCAATCGCTTCAGCTCAGGATCTGGCGAACACCGGCGTCTACGTGCCGTGGGCGGCCATCACTGCCGCCGTGGCTGTAGTGGGAATCATCGGTACGGCCATTGGGCTGATCCGCAGAGGCGACCTCGAGCGAATCCACGAGCGGTTCGAGAGCCAGAAGGAGCAGAGGGGCGAGCTCGTCGAATGGCTCCGCCGAGTGGAGGCCAAGATCGACCAGGTGATCAAGGACAGGGGGTAGGACATGGACCCGGACATAATTTTCAGTGCGGCGAAGCTCGTGAAAAGG